GAGCCCTTCGCCGTCACGCCGACCACGGGGATGCGCGAGGATGTTTTTAAAACTTGCAGCATCGCCGTTGCATTCGACGCGTCTTCGACGTAGACGACGCTCGGCTTGGGGTCTTCGTCTTCGAGCGCGATCACACGTTTAAGCAGGTCGGGGAACTCAACGCGGGCGGTCCAACAATCTAGTAAGTAGTAGCCGTTTTTCGTCACGCCGATCTTCACGATGCAACTCTCATCATTATGGATACCGGTCTTCGCGGCTGCGTCGATGCCGCAGACGACCTTCGTGAACTCTGTAGGCGGCTGATCGTAGTATTGCAGCCACTCGCGCTTTATCAGGTTGCCTTCGGCGGGGGTAACTAAGCCTTGATAAGCCGTCTCGAACGCTCGCGAACCCATTGCCACGCGCTGATTTTCGAGTTCGGCGAGCGGCCAGCGCGAGGGCCACAATGACTTGCCGATCTTGCGGCCAAGCGGGTCGTTCTCCAACGCAATCGCCGGAAGAGCAACGTGCAAAAACTCCTTACCCTCTGCGCTCTCCAGGAGCCGCGCTGGCAGATCGTCGGAGCCCCACCTTTGCTGAATCACAACGATTCCCGCGCCTGGTTCTCTCCTCGCCAAAAGCACCGACCTGTACCAGTCCCAAAGCGATTCGCGTTCACCGACGGACAGCGCATCGTTTTGAATATCATCCAACACTATCGGCCCCGAAGATCGCCAACCCGATATGAGCCCGAGGACGCCGCAGGCAAAGACGCCGCCGCCCGCCGTCGTGTTCCACCGATTCATCGCTGTCGTGTCTTTCGATAAGCCCGCATCGAACGGCCACGCCGAGTCGGTGAAGAATCCTCGCGATGCACGGCTGTTGCGCTCCGCCAACTCGGCACCGGCGCTCGCGGTGATGATGCGATGAGTTGGATGTTTGCCGAGATACCACGCCACGAAAGCTTGCAAAAGAACGCTCTTCCCCGCACCGGGGTGAAGCGACACTAAAAGTTTTCGCTGCTTCCCACGCTCAACGCTTTCGAGTAGTTCGGCGATGTACTTGATGTGCGGCGGTGCCTGAAAGCCGGGAATCATCAGCTTGCAGAAGTCGAGCAACGACCTTCTCGCGAGTTCTTCTTTTGCAGCCGCGGCGACGGCTTCGGGTACTGTGGGGATGACGCCCTCGAACGTACTCATGCCGCGGCCCTGGAAAGCACTCGGTGCACTTGCACTTTCGACCATTCCGCACCCGTGCGTGTCGCGTGACCTTCGGCGTTCAAGTGCTCGGCGATGGCAGCGAGAGTCGCGCCCTCGCTGCGCATCGACTTGACCATCGGCGCGAGATCGCTGTAAATCTCGACGGCTGCGCGGCGACGCGACTGCGCGGAACGTCTCACGCCATTAGCGCGTTGTTCCGGCGTCAGCGGCTTGTTCGTGCCTAGCTTGACGCCACGGGCCTTCGCCACTTGGAGCGCGGCACGAGTTCGCTCACTGATTGCCTTGGATTCGCCCTCGGCAATCGCGGCCAAGATATGCAACGTCATACGGTTCGCGTCCGGCATGTCGGCCGCGGCGAACTCGACACCGCTTTCGAGAACCGTGGCGATGAACTTGACGTTTCTCGCGAGCCGGTCGAGCTTCGCAACGAGCAGCGTCGCCTTGGAGCGACGGGCGAACGCAATCGCTGCGGCGAGCTTCGGCCGATCATTATTTTTACCGCTCTCGACCTCGACGAACTCACGCGCTATCGTCGCGCCGGTTCGCGCAACGTAGGACTCGACGGCGATACGCTGCGCCTCTAATCCAAGGCCCGAGCGACCCTGTCGGTCGGTGGAAACACGCAGATACGGCGTGACCGCTTTCCCATTCATTAGTTCCGTTACTCCTCCTGAAAGGGAGCTTTCTAGACGCGTAACTGGAGCACCTGCTCTGTTTAGCAACAGCGTAACCGCTTTGCCAAGATGCTGAGCTATGGAGCGCGGCGAACTCTCGGAGGCATGGTGAAAAGAGGGCCTAGATTGCCCCTTACGACCCGGGTGCAGGCTCTGGTCGATACGGAGACCGCGATTCGGATGGAGGAGGCGTTGGCGGGCCTTAAAAGGCAAAATATCAGGGCTTCGGTGTCGTCGTTCGTGGAAATCGCGCTCCTCGAACTTCTCAGTCGGCGCGACCTTGCTGACGTGCTGCGCAAGCGTGGCGCGACGGCTCGCCGACAGAGCGAGACCGACGACTAGCACGACGGCTCCTGATCGATGGTCTCGCCGGGTTGCCCGGCAGCGAGCGCCCTTAGCTCGGCGGTCGTGAGCGACGCGACGTTCCCGATCAGCGTCTGCTTTCTGTAGTCGTTCACGATCTGCGGCTTGTCCGACCAAAGGCCGACCGTCTTCCCGATGTAGACCGCCGTCTCTCGCGCCTCTTTGATGCATCTCGCCAGACCGGCCAGGTCCTTCTCGCTTTTTGCGATCTCGATGCCGTGCTCGGCCTCGTCGAGGTAGCCGACGAGCTTTTTCACCAACGCTTCAGCACCGAGTTCTTCGCGATGAGCGACGACGCGAGCGACCGCAGCCTGCACATGCCTGACCTTGTGACGGTGTACGGCGCTGTCGGAAAGGGACCATTGCTTCGCAATGCTTCGTTCACTCGAAGCACTCAGCGAAGCGTCAATCGACTTCCGTTCCGGGTGATCGCAGATCGTGCAGCGAGTGCCCGCCATTAGAAAAACACCTCCAAGGGGCTAGCCGAGCGAATCGCTACCGGCCGAAGCCCCCAGCGGGGAATCTCGGTGACTGGCGTCGGCCGCGGCAGAACGACCGCAGGCGCGGGACGATCTTCGGTCGGAGCGAGGGCGTCGTGGAGATCGATGAGATCGTCGTCGAGGTGAGAGCTATTCATGGTGTGACCTCCGTGGATACATCGAGGAATATGCCGGAGCGTGTATTCCGGCGGTGATGGAGTACGGCGGGTAGACGTAGCTCGGCGGGTCACGGCGTAGCACCGGCGTCGCCGCGGCGATGGGAGCCGAAGCTCGGCGATGGACGCCAAGAGCGACGATCCGCTCGATCTGGCGAGATGGGGCTGGACCTGCACCCTCTTCATCGACCGTGCCGGTTGAAAGTGCGGGGACGGCCGAGATGGCGAGGTGACGTGACGTTGAGCCTCGTCGTCTCGTCGTCTTTTTTAATGGTCGGCCCCCTCTGTCGTATATATCTGTACTCTGTATAGCGGTCGATTTGAGCACGGGCAATGCGCCATGGTTTGCTCGGAAATGCGCCATGGTTTGGGACACCACGGCGCACAAGCTATGCGCCCTGGTGGCTGGCTTGTGTAAAGCTTGTGGAAACGCGCCGGCGGCTAGCGGACCCTTGAGGAACCAGGGCGCACAAGTTATGCGCCATGGTTTGACGCTAGGATTCATCATCGAGGCACGACCTTGATCGCTTCCCCGGCTGCACGAGCATCGTCGTACTCCCGCGGGATTCGCTTTACGTTAAGACCGTCGCGTATTTTTTCTAACGCCGCCGCAGAAGCCTCACGCTCCTCGGCTGTAACCGGGGCGCTGAGAACATCGGCGTGGGCCTTAGCGCCTGGTGGCTCTATTCGTGGGGTGGCACCCGGCTTGGGGCTTGCTGTTGCCGTTGCATTGCGCTCGCGCTTCGCCTTCGCCGCCATAATCTCGTCACGCCGCAGCGTCGGCGGGAGGAGATAGACGTTCGCCCCGTCCTTCCGCCCGGAGTGTTTATGAATCAAGGTCAGGAGCCCGACCTTTACAAGCTTAGCGACGGCACGTGTGATCGTGCTTCGATTGCGCCGCGTTAGTTTCTGTATAAGTGCGACGGGTACGGATGACAGACCGCTGAGCGCGTTGCGATGAAGCGCGAATAGGTCGAAGACCATGCGCTCGGTGGGATTTAGCAAAGACAACATGGGAAGCCAAGATGGGTCGATGATACCGAACGGCATTTCAGCGATGGCGTTGTGCATCTCCATCTCGACCCATCTCCACTCCGATGTCGCTGGCTTACCGTGTTCTGCCCACGACCGCAAGCAGTGTTTGCCGCCCTCGCGATACACGCACTTGCAGATGAGTCGCGCAATGAGTTCGCTGGGCTTCGCTCCGCGCCAGACTGCCGTAAAGGCATGATCTACCGTGGGGTGGGTTGACATGATTCGGGACTTTCTTGCTTGAGACGCATCTGCTTGATGCGAAAAATAACGTCGAGGAACGCACACCCCGCGCTGCACCTCATAAGGAGCTTCCCGGTGCCGTCGGTGGCCTTCCCAATGAGTAGGGTCCCGTCATCGCAGTGCGGGCACTTCGCTTCCCACTGGTTCGTGGCGATTTGTTGTGCGCCGGTGGCCTTCACCGCATCCTGCGGCGTGATGGAACGGGACGGGCTCGCGTTATTGAGCGAGCGCAAAGTCGGCGAGATCGGGGTAGACCGCGGTGACTCCGGGGCATTCACGCCGGTTTTCACGTCTTGCATTTTTGCTTCAATCCTTTAACTAAAGAGTTCGAGGTACGGAATGCGTCTACGCTTACCGTTGGGCCAACGCCCGCGAAAGTGCGTTCGCACCGAGGACCGGCGACAGGAGGACACCGGTCCTCGGCTCGGGCGTGAACGCGGGTGTGGCAAGCATGGACCGCGTTCACGCTGTACTCAACGCCACGCCGGAGCGCGACGCCGAGAATGTTTCGGCGTGACGGCTCGC